ATTAGAAATGCAATGGCGAGTCCTCAAAAAGTTAGCAGAAAACCAAACTTTAAAGGTGGACTGATCAAGAAACCTAAACTAGCAATCAAAGGATTTTAATGTCAGAACTAACAGATAAGTATTCAAAAAATTTTAGTCCATCAAAAAAGAAAGCATTCGAAAAACGTGTGTTTGATAATTTAGGCAACATGTCAGAGTTATCAGCCATCATGTTGGTTTTAGAGGAAATGCGAAGAGAAGGAATGCAAGAAGGTGGTATGATAGACAAGCCACTTGGATCAGGAGGTGTTAAGTCTGGCCCACCGCCAAAACGAGGTCCTAATCCACAAGGGTTGAATATTCCTTTAAAACAAGTTAAAACCTAAGATTGGAGAAATTTAAATGGCAGAAATAGACAAAGCGCTTCCAAACGAGGTTCGAACAGAAATAGAATTACCGGCTGAAGAGGTAGTTGAGGAAGAGGTTGTAGAACAACAGGGTCCCGTAGAGGTGACACCAGAAGAAGATGGTGGTGTAACATTAGACTTTGAACCAGGAGCGATCAACGTTCCAGGAACCGAGAATCATTTTGACAACCTAGCAGATATCTTACCCGATGATATCTTAGAACCATTAGGAAGTGACATGGTTCAGAATTACATGGATTACAAATCATCCAGGAAAGATTGGGAGCAATCTTACATACAGGGTTTAGATTTATTAGGATTCAAATACGAGAATAGAACGGAACCGTTTCAGGGAGCATCAGGTGCAACACACCCGGTGTTGGCGGAAGCGGTCACACAGTTTCAGGCACAGGCATACAAAGAATTATTACCAGCAGAGGGACCGGTTAGAACACAGATCATCGGTGTGTCGAGTCCACCTGTTGAACAGCAGTCACAACGTGTGAAAGATTTTATGAATTATCTTATCATGGATCAGATGACAGAGTACGAACCTGAATTTGATTCTATGTTATTTCATTTACCATTAGCGGGATCGACTTTTAAAAAAGTCTATTACGACCAGCTATTGGGAAGGGCAGTGTCTAAATTTATACCTGCCGAGGATTTGATTGTTCCGTATACGGCTACCTCATTAGACGATGCGGAAGCAATCATCCACACATTAAAAGTTTCTGAGAATGATCTGAGAAAACAACAGGTCAATGGTTTTTACTCTGACGTGGAACTTGCACCACCAGGAATGGATACCAACGACGAGTTGGAGAAAAAAGAA